CTTATATGCACAAACAGCTTCCTTTTGCTGAAGGCTCGGATGTTAAAAGAATTGTTGGTTCAGGATTTTATGCAATAGGTGAGCCAGAGCTTTTAGAGTCTATCCAGGATGAATTAACGACATTAAGAAGAATGAGAATAGATAGACAGCACCTGGATATATTCAAGACGTTTTTTGTATCTAATAAAGAAACCATAGATGAGGATGAGGCTATAATAGCTCCTTCTCGATTCGTTTACGTCGATGATCCGAATTCAATAAGACCTTTAGAATATAGAGATATTAACCCATCAGCATATCACGAGGAGGAGCTTTTAAAGCAGGATGGTAGAGATGTTACTGGCATACTATCTCCACAACCTACATCTACCGCTACAGATGCGGCTATACAAAAAGAATCAACTATGAGGGCCTTGAGAATGAAGATTTGGCTTTTATCCAGAGAACTTTTTACTGGGATAATAAGACTTAGAGCCTCTAATATAGTACAATTTTATAAAACACCAAAGGTAGAGAATATAGTTGGGGAGGGTAAGATAGATAGATTTAGAAGTATATCTACTCCAAATGTTCAACTAGAAACAGCAAGAGATGGCTCTTTAGTAGAAAAGAAAGAAAGAGGGGAACACTTCTTTGAAATAAAACCAGAATTCATTATTCCTTATTACGGAAGTTACGATCTAAGAATGAGTGCAGAGCCTACATTACCAGTATCCAAGCCTTTGTTACAGCAGAAGGTAAACGAACTTTCCAACAATCCTATAATAATGGCTGCTATAGAACAAGGTCATATAGACCCAGGTAAGATGGCAGATAAGATATTAGAGGTAAATGACTTTGATCCAGACGAGTTGAAAGCAGAAGTACCGCAACAGGGTGTACAACAGGGTATGGTTGATGAGCAACAGCTTTTAGAGTTAGCAAACAGAGAAAACGAAATAATGTTAGAGGGGAAGAAACTAGGCCCGACACCATACGCAAGTAGGGGACACACAAACATACACTTAGCGTTTATAAATTCTGAGCCAGTAAAGAATTTACCCAGAGCCAAGTTTGATGATTTCATCAATAACATCTCTGCCCATGTTCTTGGGGAATCTACAGCTCAAGAACTAAGGGAACAAGGTGGTTCTAGAGCAGGCATGCCTCAACCTCCGACAAGTGTTGGCCAGGGTGTGGAAGGTAGCGAAGCCAAAGCAACTAATCCAGCTCTAATGATAGGTGCTGAGGGCGTTCCTAATATGCAATGACTAAGAAAAAAGTAAAGGACGAACTACAAAGAGTTGATATTCCTTACAAGATTAAAATGTCTTTAACTGAGGCAGAGGCTTTGTCTAGACTTAAAGATTCCCCAGAGTGGGAAATATACAAAAGAGTTTCAAGTAGATATATAGAGAACTTGATGAAGTCTTGTTTTAATATAAACCCGTCTAGTCAGTCGTTAAGCGTTAAACACGCAGATTATGCAGCACAAGCTTTTGGTATAAAGTATATGGCTAGACTCGTTGATAACATAAAAGTAGAGTTGTTTGAAAAGGAGAAAAATGCCAGTAATAACCCCTGAGTTTTGGGAAAATATTAGAAATAAAATGAGGGAGTTAGACGTAAGTGGTAACGCTAAGGTTGTAGGAGATTATCTTAGTCAGAATGTAAAAAGAGTTGCAGAGGATGTTATTCCAAAGCCAACTAAATTGTCAGGAGATGTTCCTCAAGGTACTTTTGGTAACACACCAGAAGCAAAACCAGAAAGAAAGATAATTTGGGAATATCAGGACAAGGAGCCGTTCCCTACCCAATATAGGGATTATTTAACAGAAAGTGCTAATCAATATGATATAGACCCCAATATATTGGCTTCTTTGATTGCATCTGAGTCTGGTGGTGCTGGGTACCAACCAGACCTATCGGGAACGTCTGGTGAGGTTGGGATAGCACAGATTATACCCAAATTTTATTATGAGGGAGCTGGTTTCTCAAGTCCAGAAGAATATGCGGAAGCCTTAAAGGATCCAGCGTTTGCAATAGAACAAGCAGCAATTATTTTGAAAGATTTACTTAGCGAATACGAAGGTAACTATTATGATGCACTAGCTTCTTATAATGGCGGCGCAACTGGATACCAAACTACAGGAGTAGGTTCGGACTATGCTAGAGATGTTTTAAGAAGGATTGGTATGCTTGACCAATATCAACCTAGTTACGGAGAATTTTAGTTGTAGTATAATATATATGCCATTTAAAAAATCAGGAAAAAAATATAAAAGCCCAAGTGGTAAACTATACACCAAGAAACAAGTAAGAGCGTATCATGCCACCAAGGGCTGGTCTAGACCAGTTAGAAAATCAAAAAGAGGTAGATAATATTTATTTCGGGGCGTGTCACACAGACATCCGAAGGAGGTGAAATTTAAATGAATGAAGAAAAAGTTAATACCATTGCAGAACAACCTGCAAAGGAATCCCCAAAAGAAGACCCAAGAGATAAAAGAATCCAAGAACTTGAAGCAGAGCTTGGAAGAATGGGAAACGAACTTGGAGCTCAAAAAGAGTTTATCGACCAAGCAAACATTGTTATCAACACAGTTGCTTATAACCCAGAACTCAAATCAAAATTCCAAGAAGTCTATCAAAAGGCTTACGGAGTACAAGCCGAGCAACCGACAGAAAAAGAAGTGTCGTCAAAAGATACTGGAGAGCCTCACAAAGAGGATGAAAGACTTAGTAGAGATGTAGCAGATATTAAAGCTAGTACTAGAGAAGAAAAAGTTGCTGAGTTCGAGAAGAGGTTTGGTATAGCAAACTTACCAAAAGATCAGCAAAAGAAGATTAGGTCAGAGATAGGAGCATATTTATCTGATTTTGGTCAGGATATAAACACTGTTCCTTTGACTAAACTTCCTACTCTATTGGAAAGGACATATATGTCTATAAAAGCCAAAGAATTAAAAGAAGAGGGTCGTTTAGAGGGTTTTGCAGAAGCAAGAGAAAATGCTTATGGAACTATGGGGACAATGCCCTCTGGAACCATTACTCCAAGCTCAGAAGGACTTTCTCCTAAACAAGCAGAAATGGCAGAAAAGTTAGGAGTAGATCCAGAGAAAGTTGCTGAAAGTTGGAAAAAAGCTAAAGCGGAAGGTGAAATCTAAAAGATTAACGACATATGTTTTGTAGTATAGGTACGCCTTAGAAATAGGGCGTACTTATACTTGTTGATTTGACAACTTGACAATTATAGTTATATTAGTTGTAGTATTTATTTACTACTAGGAGGCTATTATGGCAGGATTTTCTTATAGGAAATCCCTCATTACTAAAGACGAGCCTACTTTACTGTATTTCATAATTGATAATTCAGACACCATTACATTAGGTGACGCAATCATGATAAACAGCGACGGTCACGCAGTTGTCGCAACTGCTGGTGAAGAGGTTGCTGGTATCGCAGCTCAAGTTGTTGATGCAAACGGTATCGCAGTTGAACCTGATTCAGGTACAACCGATACATACACAGTCGAATCCGACAATGAAACAGATAAAAAGTATCAGGTTGGACTAATAGTATCACCCTTTGCGTTGTTCTCAAACGACTCAAGTGGTACTTTAGCAACCACGAATCTAATGCAATTCTTCGACTTAACTGACGAAGATACAATAAATGCCTCGTCTGCTAGTGACACAAGTGGCCAATTCCAGTTAGTTGGGCTAGATCCCGACAATGATGGCGATGCTTCTAAAGGACTCTTTAGAATCGCTGAATCACAGTTGGATCCTTACGCTCAGCAATAATAGTAGAGTTAGGGGATAATTATGGCAGCAATTAGAGGAAACTTTAAAGACGAGCTAGATCCCGCTATACGTCAAATCTTTCTTGATAGGTATGAACAAGAGCCTCAGGTAATGCCTGAAGTTTTCAACGTACTTTCTTCAAGTAAAGATTCTGAGACTGACTCTGCAACAACTGGGTTTGGTATGTTAATTGAGACATCTGAATTAGGTGCTCTCGATTACGAAGACCCTGTAAAAATGTACAGGACAGTCTACAGTCACAAGAAGTATACGAAGGGATTCAAAGTATCGAAAGAATTGATGGAAGACGATCAGCACAATGTTATAGCAAGACTTCCTAAACTATTAGCTAAGGCTACAGTTAGAACAACCGAGTATCATGCAGCTTCAGTATTGAACAATGCGTTTAGTACAAGCTACACGTCATACGGAGATGGAAAACCTCTCTGCTCAACATCACACAGTAGAGCAGATGGTGGAACCGCACAATCTAACGCATCCTCAACAGGTATAACTCTCACAGAGACAAACCTTGAAACAGGAAGATTAGCATTAGAAAAAGTCTTGGATGACAAAGGACAGATCGTAACTTTCCAAGCCGATAAGCTTATCATCCCAGTAGATCTAAGAAAGACAGCTCAAATCTTGACTCAATCGACATTGAGACCAGGTACAGCTAACAATGATGTAAACATTTTCGAGGGAGTATTTAAAGTAGTTCCTTGGAGATACCTAACATCAACGACAGCTTGGTTCCTGCAAGATTCTAGCGATCATTTGTTAAACTTTTTCTGGAGAGTCAAACCAGAATTCAAGAGTGATTACAATTTTGACGCTGACGCAGCTCTATACAAAGTGAGAATAAGATTCTCAACTGGTTGGAGTGATTGGAGAGGTTTCTGGGGATCTAAAGGTGATGGTGCCGCTTACAGCAACTAACGTATAAATTTTAGTTAGGGGGTCACTTCGGTGGCCCTCTTAATGAAGGAGTAAAACATGGCAACAAAGTTCGACTACCTTAACGCAATAGGTGCGTCAGCTAAGATAGGTACACAACTACCTACTGCTCCATATCTTTACTATGGAGTCTCATCTAACGATGTAGATTCAGTAACATGGGGAGGTGGGGAATTGTACTATCTTACAACAGAGAGCAGGTTGTATATTCAAACTGCTACGTCTGGGACCACGCCAACGTGGAAAAGGATGAGCGATACATTTGCAACTACTACTACTTCTACCACTACGAGTAGTTCTACCAGTACTTCAACAAGTACTTCCAGTACAACTACAAGCGGTGCATAAGGAGGGATATTATGGCTATATTATCGGAATCTTCAAGAATAAGAAGCGGTAACACAGAGGTTTCTATATACAAATTACTAGATGATGCAGCAACTATACAAACATCTTCAACAGCAGTAGATGTATTAGATGCCTCATCCCTTACCTTATTGGTTGAATCAAGTACTGGAACAGCAAGTGGGGTTGTAACATTAGAAGGGGCAAGAACATCAGATTATTCTGGTGCTTGGGCTTCTATAACTACAGTTACTACAAATGCAGCTTCAACAACTTTTATTTCAACAGTAGATATTGGTGATACTGCTAGTGTTCCCGTACCTTATGTACGAGCTAGAATATCAACAGTAATAAATGGCGGTAAAGTAGATGTTTACTTGATTGTCAGAAGGGAATAATTATGGGAGTAACAAAGATAAACGAACTTAATTCCATAGGTGCTTCCGCTCAAATTGGAACCCAACTTCCAACTGCTCCGTATATCTATTACGGGACAGCGGCAAATGATGTTGATTCGGTTACATGGCGAGGCGGGGAGATGTATTACCTGACGACTGATAGCAGATTATACGTTCAAACAGCAACATCGGGTACAACACCTGTATGGAAGAGAATGTACGATACATTCGCCACAACTACATCTACGTCAACTTCGTCTAGCACGAGCACGAGTACTTCAACAAGCACTTCGTCTAGCACGAGCACAAGTACGAGTACATCAAGTACAACGACAGGTGCGTAAGTAGAAAAAAGTGGTATAATGTACTAAAGATTGAAATTAAAATTTACTTAAAGGAAATTAAAATGGAAAAACAACTGCTCAAGATATCTGATTTAAACATGGCATCGGCTTTATTATGCGAAGGTTTAGACATAATAGGTATAGATGACAGAGACCCAAGAAGATTTTTCTTCTTTTTTGATAGAACCCCAAAGTCCGAAGAAATAGTTAAAAAGTATTGGAACGGTCTTTTAAGAGTTGACCCCAAAATGATGGGTTCTTATAGGCGTGAGATTTTAACAAGAATAAATCAAGGAGGTAATTTATGATAGTACTAAAGAATATAAACGGAAAAGAAACAGTTAGAACTTCTTTTAGAGGAAGGGATATAATTATAAAGCCAAAGTGCTCTCACATCTTAAAAGAAGATGAGGAGGGTTTAGCGGAGGCTAATTTTTTAAAGCAAACATACGGTTTTCTATTAGATGTAACTGATTTAGTGAGACCTAAGGAGGTGTCAAATGAGAACGAAAAAACTATTCAACAACTCTAGTGTTGATGTAATTGATTTTAGGATAGAGGAGGCTGAGGAAGGGCCTGATGGAGATATAATTGTAACCAACGATACCAGAGGATATAAGACTACTGGTAGAACTCTTGAATGGAGTATAAAGGCTGGTGAAAAGTTAGAGTTTCCACGTTACGTTGCTGACTACTTAATGTCCGTATTCGGTTTTCTAGAAGAGTATAAAGTTGAGAAAGAACCTGAAATTAAAAAAGAAGCAGAGAAGTCTGAAGAAGAGTCTGCAGATGGTTATAAGTGTAAGTTCTGCGGAAAGGTGTACAACAAGAAGAGGGCTCTTTCTATGCACATGGGAACTACACATGCAGACGAACTCGCTAATCTCTGATTACATGGTAGAACAGCCAAAAGAAGATGAAGTAGGTGTAGCTATACCTAAAGTTTCAGATTATCGTGAGAAGTTTAGAAGTAGAAAATTAACTATAGATGATTTAAGACCTCCGAAGAGGGCTAATCCTGTAGATAAAGAGCCTGTGTATGGTGATGAAGCCCTACTTATAGGTCCTGGTGTAGAGGAGGATTGGTTATGAGGTGCGGAATTTTAACAACTTTTTCTTCGTTTTCTCCAGAGTATAGTCTAACTACTGTTGTACTATCCCAACTGAGAATGTTGCTTAAACATGATTATAAGCCAGTTTTATTTGTTCTTAATATATTTAAAGATGATGATAAAGTTCCAGAAGGTGTTGAGATAAGAAAGATAGTTCCGCAACTTCTTCTTGAACCATACGGACAACATAACCTAGACAATCTTGATTCTGATGTAGAAAAGGCTAGAAGAGCGTTCGAGGACAATATGCAAGATATAGACGTAATGTTGTGCCACGATATTATATTCATCAATTCCTATCTTCCATATAATATAGCTTTAAGACAGGCTATAGATACTAAACTTGGAAACGTTAAATGGCTGCACTGGATGCACTCTGGCCCATCATTTGCTACTTTAGATGGTTCTGTGTGGGATAATCTATATACATTACCTAAAAATTCACGTCTAATTTATATGAACTACACAGACCAAATCAGGGCTGCGGAAATGTATCACACACTTCCTTCTAACGTTAGGACTGTCTTTAATCCAATGGACATTAGAGATTTATATGATTTTCACCCACTAACTAAAGAGCTTTGTGATTATTATGATTTGATGAGCCCAGACATACTAGTCTCCTACCCACTCTCATCAACAAGAATGGATACTGCTGGTAAACAGTTGAGTAAAACAATAAGAATAGTAGCGGAAATAAAAAAGAGGGGTAAATCTGTAAGGCTTATCGTACCAAATGCTCACGCAAATGGGCAAAGAGAGAAGGATAAGATAGAGGAGATGTATCGATTGGCTCACGAACACGGGCTTGAAAGACGTGAACTCATATTCACTTCTTTATATGATGTTCCCAAGTATGAGGGTGGTGTTCCACACGAAGTGGTCAGGGACTTATTCACACTCTCTAATATATTTATATTCCCCTCTTATTCAGAGAACTGCCCCTTAGTTTTACTTGAGGCTATGGCTGGTGGTAACGTCTTAATATTGAATCAGGACTTTCCAGCATTTAAGGATTTCGGTGGTAAGGACGCACTTTACTTTAGATTTAGTTCAACAGTAGCACCATCACCGAGCTTCCCTAACGGAGAGGATAACTATTACAGGGATGTTGCTATTCTAGCCTTAAATGAGTTAGAACAAAACAAGGCTATTAAGGCACAAACTAGATTAAGGAAAGAATTTAACGAGGATTACATTTGGGGTAATCAATTATTACCAGCCATAAAGGAGATGGAATATGGAAAATAAAAACAGAGACCAAAACTACTCGTGGTTAGATAGGGATATAAAAAGATTTAAGGAGATTGGATTTATTATCCCAAAGATACAACTAGACCTTTATAAGAGCATTTCAGACTACTGGGTATCAGGAAAAACTGTTATAGATATCGGATGTTCTATCGGAGTTGGGTCTAACATACTTTCTCATCGAGCACGACATGTTTGGGGGGTAGATTTGAACGCAGAGGCGATAAATTTCGCAAACCAAGTATTTAGTCGTCCCAACCTCTCATTCGAGCAAATGGATATAGAAAATCCCCCATCAAGACCGATTTCTACATTTGAGGTTGTTGTTATGATAGAGGTTATTGAGCACCTGAATAACCCAGAAGCAGGGTTAGAGTTTATGCAAAGATTTTTCAGCGATAAGTTAGATACAGTTGGGTTTATTACTGCTCCTAATCCCAACCACCCAGTAGTCAAAGAAACAGATGCTTCAAACGAACTTCATTTGCATCACTGGACTCCAGGAGAGTTCTATGCACTTTTAATAAAGCATTTTAGAAGTGTGACTTTATTTGATAATGAGAAGATAGACCTATGGAATCAAAATGAAACCACAGACGGTAATTGTACTTCTCCGCTTGTAGTTGCGAAAGTTGAGGGGATTTTATGATTGATTATAAGGTGGGGCTGACGGGATATGGAGTAGTTGGAAAGGGAATACACAGACTCTTAAAAGATTCTGTTGTTGCCATTTACGACCCGTATATAAATGAGTTGGGTGAAATGACAGCAGAAACTTATGGATATAAAGAGAAGAATTTTAAAGACCCTACAATGTTTGAAGATTTAGATGCAGTCGTAATTTCAGTAATGACTAAGGAGAATGATGATGGCACTTGTGATACATCAATAGTAGAGAGTTCTCTTAAGTGGCTTAAAGTATATTGTCCTAATGCAGTTATTATAATAAAATCAACGGTAGTTCCTAGTGAAGTAAAAAGACTTATAAAGGAATATAAGCAAAGGATAGTGATTTCTCCAGAGTTTATGGGTGAGTCTAAGTACTTTACACCTTTTTGGAAGTACCCAGACCCAAGTAACATGGAATCACACACATGGCAAGTATTTGGTGGAGACCCCAAAGATACTACAATGTGTGTTGAGATATTTAAAAGAAGAATGAGTGTTGACACGCAGTTTTGGCAGACAGATGCTATAACAGCCAGTCTTGCTAAGTA